TAAATCAACCCGACATGATTGATACATCAATTCCTGAAAAGAAAAGATTATACACGGTCAATCAATATGGTCCTGAAGGCGGTTATAGAACCAGTGCAAACAACGATGTTATTATAAATAATTCAAATGAAGGTGAATTTAATTTTGCCAGCCCACAAACAAAAAAGTTTCAAGAATCACAATTTTCACAGAAAAATTTAATAACAAAAAATTTATTTGGACCACAAGATGGATGGTCAGACGCATCATCTGAACTTGAATTAATAATTAGACAATTAACAACAAGAGCAGAATATTATACATATAAAGCCTCAAGTTATTCACCAATTAATATTTTATTAAGTAAGGACCCAATTGGTACCTTAGGTACATTATCACAGGATTCGGCACTGGCACAAATTGGGGCGACAAACCTTAGAAAATTATTTGAAGAATCAATTGCTTTAGAGACACTCCAACAAACAGTTGGTAGAGCAAACTTTCTTCAAACAGGAAGTGACCCATATAGAATTTTAAATTTAATAACTGGTAGACAACCACTAATTGAACCCGATTGGCACATTACCGTACCTGATAGTGTGATTGGAAAAGGGTTAGATTTTATTTCAAGAGTTACTGGTGTTTATTCACCATATTCATATATACCTGGTGATTATTTTAACAACGTAGGTAAAAAGAGTATTTTAAATCAAGCGATTAATACTGTTACTCAGGCTTTTGGATTTCCAGCTGTATTACCAACTAAGAAAAGTTCATCTGATGTATTTTTAGCGTACACAAGTGGTGGGTCAAGAAAAGTATTGTTTAATAATTTATCATTAAACTATTATACACCCGACTACAAAGCCAATTTTTTAAGTAATTTAAATTTAACGGCACCTAAAGGTAACTACTATATTGGTAGTAGAACTTCTGAACCATTAGATATTGTATCACCTTCAGGACAAATTCCTGTTAACCAATTTGGTGTTGAGGTTGAAACAAATGTATACGGACCAAGTAACTTAGGTAAGTTATATGAAAACAATGTTGATTTTAAATTTGGTTTAAATCAAACCCCAACCATAGAGGGTGGTGGTGTACAAGGTGGATTCACATGGGTTTCACCAAAATACAAAGGAAACGCAGGATTTAAAGTTGGTGTTGGTGGTGACCTTAAAGGACAAGACCCTGAATATCAACCAATAGCCGCAAACTATACAAGAAGTGAATCAACAGGATACCCACTTAAACAAGGTGGTATTTTAGATGATACACAAAGATTAATTAATTCACAACCCGCTGGTTCAAAAAGATTACAACACGTTGGTAACGCCATTGACCAAGTATCTAAGGTGTTTAACGACGGATATAAGGAGATAACAAAAGGTTCAAGGGTGATTAAGTATACCGACAACAACGGTGTCTTTAAAGGTGAAGAATACGGTAGGGTATTTGCCAAAGATATTCCATATTATGATAACCAAAAGTTGGTTAGAAGTGATGGGGGTATTAGAAAAAACCCATATTCTATTTTAGACAAAACTTATAACTTAAATATATACCCAACATCAGGTCCTGAATCAACAAATTTACAAGGGGGACAAGTTAAGAAATATATGTTGTCATTAGAAAACCTGGCTTGGAGAACATCAAGAAGACCTGGTTTTAGATACACCGATTTACCTGAATCTGAAAAAGGACCAAACGGTGGTAGGGTTATGTGGTTCCCACCATATGATTTAACTTTCTCAGAAAATAACTCAGTCCAATGGGAAGCAAACTCTTTTTTGGGTAGACCTGAAGAAATATACACCTATAAGAATACTAGTAGGGGTGGTACTTTAAGTTTTAAAGTTATTGTTGACCATCCGTCTGTAATGAATTTATTGGTAAATAGAGTTTTAAATAATACTGCGTCAAGTCAAATTGCTGACCAAGTTATTGATTCATTCTTTGCTGGATTAACCAAATTTGATATCTATGAATTATCAAAAAGATATAACAATTTTTCAACTACAGAATTATCACAGATTCAAAAAATAATCAACGGTTCAAGCAATCCTGAAAAAATTAAAGATGTTGTTAATCAATCTTTAAATATTGGTGGTGATGCCGCTGGTGGTTCATTAAGTTCAAACTCAAATGTTGGACAACAAGTGTATACACCACAATTAAGCGCGTATAAGTCAACACAGTTTTATTTTGATTATAATAGTGGTGGGGGAACAAACTACTCAAACAATGTTGTTACGTACACAACAAGTTCAAATTTTGGAAACATAAATCCATCACAACAAACTTTAATTACATCTTCTGAAAACACACTTACAGCATTTACGGAAAGCATTAAAACTTTATTATCATCAAACGCCAACGTAACAATTGAAATTAGATTACGTTCAAATGTTTCATACAACGAAGGAACTAGTATTGAATCTGAAAGAAACACATGTATTGAAGACACAATTAAATCATTAATCAATAATGATAAGAGAGTGAAATTTTCAAAGACTAATGGTTCTGTTGACGAGACAATACAACCGATTAATTATAAGTGTAGTACATCAACAACAAACCAATATGAAACAGGACCTGTTGGTTGTAGAAGAGTTATTATTGAGGACATTATTGAAACTCCACTTCCAAACATTAACAATCCAAACGGAGGTGTTGAAACTGGTGCAATTACGTCAATTGATAGATTATTATCTGAAACACAAAGACAAAACGGAAATAGTAATAATAACCCAAGTGTACCAACACAAGAATCAATTAGTAAACAAGTTATTAGAAAACTATTAAGTGAAGCAGATTACTTTAAATTTATGAAAGAAAGTAATCCTTTTGTTTATGATTCTTTAAAAGAAAAGTTAAAATATTTTCACCCAGCGTTTCACTCAATGACCCCTGAAGGTTTAAACGAAAGATTGACTTTCTTATTACAGTGTACAAGACCTGGCGATACAATCCCAACCAAACAACCTGGTGGTACATTAATTGATAGCGATGCTAGAAACACAGCCTTTGGTGCTCCCCCAATTTGTATATTAAGAGTTGGTGATTTTTACCACTCAAAAGTTGTAATTGATAGTTGTAATTTTTCATATGAAGATGGTAAATTTGATTTAAATCCTGAAGGTATTGGGGTTCAACCAATGATTGTAAGTGTTCAGATGGGTTTCAAATTTATTGGTGGTCAAGGATTAAAAGGTCCAATTGATGAATTACAAAATGCTTTGTCGTTTAATTTCTTTGCAAATACTGAAATGTATGACGAAAGAGCAACAGACTCTTTACAGGTTTCAGGTTATAACAAAGAGTTTATTGAAAAGACTGAGCCAACAGGAGACACCCCAAAGAATACTACTTCAAACCTTCAAAACGAAGGTGGAACAACTATTGGTTCTGTTGAGGGTAAATTCCAAAATAGTGGAACAAGTGTTAATATAGCATACAAAGAAATTGTTAAAGACTTTATTGAAAGTTTTAATAATTTTACAAGTGGTGAATACAACAAACTAAAACAAATTAGCGAACAATACAATAGTGGTATATTAATGTTATATACAAAAGACCGTGATTACAAATCAGGTAAGATGAATGAGTTTGGAGCCCCTTCAGCAACACAAACTGATTTAACAATTTTTGGTAAATCAACTTTTGAAAGTAAGATTGATACATTGTTTAGTGGATTACTAAACGACATTAATAACAATTCACTAACTATTCAACAGGAAATGTTAAAGCAAAACTTTAAATCTATTGACCAAACTAATTTTAACAATCAATTAAAAAAATTAGTTAACGATTATAAAGTGACATTTACTGATAAAATGGTAAATACAAGTAATGAGTTATCAAAGACTCAGTTAGAAATGACAAGAAACATTGATAAATTAAACTATGTAGTTCAAACATTAGATGGTTATATTGATACTAAGGGCGTTGCCAAAATTTACACAATTGATAGTGCAACAACTGTAACTAAAATTGGTATTGTTATGAACACTTATTCACCACTAATTAATTTATTAGAAACCAATTTGGAAACCAAAAAAATTATAACATCAACATATGATGATAATCAAACTTATGTTTTACCAAACGGTAGTTTTGCAACAAACGCAGCGGATAAAAGATTTTTCTTAGTGTTTGGATGGCAATTAGCGAATAACTACAAATCATTTGAAACACAAGTTACGGGTTCATTTACAAGTAAAGATTGGACAAGTTTTATTGGTAAAACTTTGACAACGTATTATAAAATACCTGCCGAGGGTGAGAAAAAGAAAATGAGTGAAATATTTTCAAATTATAATAAAGAAACTAATAAAGTTTACATTCCTGGTGATGTAACAACATTAATTAAAGAAAAAAGACAAACAAGTTTAACACTTAAAATGTCAGCAACTGACAGTGATATAGCTAGATTAAAAAATCTTTATACGGGTCAAAATCGTAATGATGATAAAAATACGTTTAATGGTAAAGTAATATTCTAATGGATTACTATAATAGATACGGACAATTCTTATTAAACGGTGAACAAACCGTTGTTCCTGGTTTAAATTTACCAAGAAAGAGTACTGATATTAAATATGTCTTTAGAGCAGGTGTTAGTAGATTAGATAAAATCAGTCAAGAATATTATAGTTCACCATTTTTTGGTTGGTTAATTTTACAGGCAAACCAAGAATACGGTAGTTTAGAGTGGGACATTCCTGATAATTCAATTATTATAATTCCATATCCTTTAGTTACTTCACTTCAGGATTATAATAATGCGGTACAAACAAGATTCTATTATTATGGCAGATAATTTCGGTGGTAGTGAAAATATATATTACGAAGAAAATTCTAACATTGTTTTAATTGACCCAAACTCGGTTAAAGACTCCAATGGGAACAAAAAAAACCGTACCATAAAACAAGAGAATTTGGTAATGTATGCCAACTTAATTGCTAAGTCGGTACCAAGAACAAAATTAGCGGTAGGTCAAGATTTAGAATCAAGTGTTAATAACACAACAATTGCGTCTATTAATTTTTTAAAGCCAACCGATAAAAATGTTTTTGATACAAGTTATACTGATGAAATTACTGGTGCTGGTAGTACACAAGGACGAGGTATAAATCAAATTAAATTTAATCAAGGACAAAATCCACAACAAACAAATTTTGTTGACACACAAGTTTTAGGTATTAGGGACATTAATGTTGATATTAAGTTCAATGGTGTACCGACTGTAACAATGACGTTAGTTGATGTACAGGGTAAAAGTTTATTCCAAACAGGTGGTAATTCACCTTATTCAGTATTTTTATATTATCCGTATCCACTTTTTGAATTAGTGTTAAAAGGATTCTACGGTAAAGCCATTAAGTATGAGTTAATGTTATTGAATTTTCAGGCATCGTTTGAAGCTTCAACAGGTAACTATATTGTTAATTTAAAATTTATTGCAAGAACCAGTGCTATGTTAGACGATGTTCGTTTAGGATATTTGTTTGCGTTACCACACATGTATAATCAATACAGTATTCCTAATACGCCAATAGTTAATACACCTAACTCAGCCACCGCATCAGTACAACAAAACGGAACTGGTGTCACTAATGAAGTAACTGTTGAACCAACATCTAAGGGATATTCAAAAATAAAACAAGTATTTGAAGAATATAAACGTAAAGGATTAATTGATAAAAATGTACCAGTATTGACCTTAAATGAAATGTCAATAAGGTTAACAAAGTATACAGAATTTTTAAATAAAGAATTTGAAAAATTAGATTTTACTAATATTGTTGCACTTGAAAGGTATAAAGAGTCTTTAAACAAATTTAGTAATAAAATAGTTCAATGGGGTGAAACTAATTTAGATTCTAATAAAGTTTTAGTTTTAAATAACGAATTTAAAGTTGGATTTTCCAGTGAAAATAGTTTTAAATTGTATCCGTTAAGGAATTTATCAAATAGTTTGAGCGGTGCAACACTACAAAGCAATGTTGATTTATCGGGAAAAGTTGAAACTGAATTAACATCAATACTTCAAACAGGTTTAAAAGAATTTAACTCAGTACCAACAGACCTTTGTAAAAGTATAGCTTTAGACCAAAAAGCGTTTAAAGTTGACTTTTTTAAAGTAAAATTTAGTGATAGTGATATTAATTACCAAGACACTTATTTCAAACAAAGAGGTAAACAAGTTACAAATCCAAATACTGACGTTGATTTTATTAAATTTAAAAAAGATTTAAAAACTGAATTAGAAAATAATGGAACATTACTTTCAGTTAATGAACAAGGTAATATTGATATCACAAAAGGTAATTTATATTACTATACATTAGACCGAGAAGTTAGTACAATACAAAACATTAATGGTCAAATAGTACAAAAATATAAAGAAGAATCTGAAAGACTTAACCAAGTTTTAAAGGCAAAACTTAGAACTAATGACAATGTTCAAGATTTACAATTTAGACCAACAGTTAGAAATGTTATTGGGGCAATCATGGCATCCGTTGATGCATTTTACCAATTAATGGATGATGTTCACACAAACGCTTGGAATCAAAGAGATAATACAGCAAGATTAAAATCAATATTAACAACCAATCCATCACAGGAAGGTAAAAATATTATACAAACTACTACCACACAGAACTCAAATTATTTTGTTTATCCTTGGCCACAATTTGTTCAGAAAAAAGAAACGTCAGGTAAGGTTGAATATGAAATAACGTATCCCGGTTCTAAATCAACTAGTGAATCAACACATGCGTATAATCCTGTTATTTGGCCTGAAGTTGAATTTGTTGAAGAATATCTTAAAGGTGTATTAGAAAAAGACAGAAATTTTACAACCGACGTTAAACCAAATACCGGATTGGTTGTGAAATACACACCTGAACACGCTATTGAAATACCGTTTAGAACTAACGTTTATAATCAACAAAATAATTCGGTTCAAAACTATGTGTATGAAATGTATGAAAGATTATATCTGAATACTTTTTATTCGGGATTATATTATCTTAGTGGTATTACACAAGATTTAGTTTACACAGCATCTGACCTTGAAGTGAATAACGTGGTACAATCACAACCCACAGGTGTTTTGAAAAATATTATTTCCAATACTCTACCAACCACAACATTATATGATTATTTAAAAACAACTGCTGGTGAAAACCAAGCGGGACCATTATGGAATACTTTTATTTCTCAAAACTTTGTTACGCCATATATTAATGACCAAGTTAATGATAGTTGGAAGATATTAAGCCCAAAAGATTTTGATACAACATCATCAAATCCATTGAAACTTAAAAGTTTGGATAATATCAAAACCGCTATAAGTTCTAATACAACTAACGAAACAACACTTTTTGATACATATCCATTTATTATTGATAGTTTTGCACAAAAAATGCAAGGGACACCAAATAAAGATAATAGATATTCAACAGTTAATAGTTATGGTTTTAATGACAAAAAATTAGTAATTGATAATTTTTCAGGACCAAATATTACACCATTAACTAGAAATCAAACTAGTACTATTGGTTATTCTGAAACACAAACGACACACCAAAGTATTAATAATTTTTATAATAACAGATATGAAAACAAACTCCAAAAGTTTTATACCGAAGGAAATGTAACATACACAACTGATAATAATGTAACATATACCCAAACAACAAGTTTATTAAACACACCTTATTTTATTAATGCAATTGTTGAATCAGGTGACTCAACAGGAGATGAAAAATATACAAAACTTGGATATCTTTTGTTAAACTCATTACCACTATCAACCCTGCATGAAAAATACATTGATAGTACTAACGGAACATCAACCGATTATATATTTGCCAATTTAAATAAATTTTCGGCAATACACGAATTACCGTATGCTTGGATATTAAAAATGGGTTCAGTTTGGTACCGATATAAAAAGTATATTGAAAACAATGAAGATATCTTAACTTCTATTTGGAAAGATTTTGATTACAAAACAAATTATGACCCAATTACTTCTGCGGCAACAAAAACCTACAACATAAGATACGGTGGAAATCCAACAGAAAGAAATTTCACATTATTAGGTGACAGTATCCAAAGTGGATTTTATCCAAAAGTAATTAATAACTTTTACAAAATTTTCACAGATACTGATTTATTTGTGGATAGTAGTGGTACATTGACATATAATTTAAATGATACTACCGTTTTATTTGGTGACACATTGGTGGTTAATGGTAATACAAAATATAATAGTAAACCTGAAGGACCAATTTTAAGTTATTATTCTTATCTTAATATTGTACAAGAATATTCTAGTTTTTTTGGACCACAATATCAAGACCATGTATGTTTATTCCCATCCGCAGGTGTACAACCGTTCCAACAAACATATTATGAGTTAAGACCTGAAACAAATTTATCACCAATAACAGTTTCAGATATTAGAAATTCAAACCCAATGTATAACGGTAGTGTTAAGACTCTTTGGAACGCACCAAACTACGGATGGTTTGATAATTCAAAAGTTCAAATGCCGACACCATTAGAATATTTAAAATATGTTAGAACTGGTACAACAGAAAACCAAACCGATTTTGATATTACTTCAACATATAGTTCAATTGAAGATTTATTTGGTGTTTTTTCTAAAGACCAATTAGATTCTTTTGAAACTGAATTTAAAGAATTTTGTAAACTTAACGGACAATCACAAATATTTTCACCTGAAGGTGACAATACAACGTATGCAAATATTGTGAATTTGTTTAAGAAAATGTTTGTAATTAAACCTGAATCGGGAAATAAAGATACTGACTTAGGTGCTCAACAAGCCGCAAACATTAATGATGTTTTAAGTAAGTTTGTGGATATTAAAGTCTATTTGAAAAATGGAAATCCCAAAAAATTCAATAGACAACAATTTGGGTATTTTTCTAAAAACTCACAATTTGAACCTACACAACCGTTTGATTATCAAGGTAACTATGTCACATATTATCCTAATGATGTAAATCCTTTACCAAGTGTTGGTGGTAAAACTGTTCAAGATTCAAAAACTGATTATCCTGATGTATGGAAAACACTACAAGAATACGTTGGATTTTCAACCATTGGCGGAATTGAATATACCCAAACATCAACAGTTTATGATTTTTTCAGAGACAATCAAATTCCTTTTACAAGTGACAGTATAAAATTATTATATCCTTTAATTAGAATATATGCAACACAAAAGAAATTAAATCCATCATACGACGCAACAACATTTGCATCCGATATTAGTAACATCCTAAATGTTGCTGAAAAGAAACGTACTGCAATTGAACAACAATTTAGATTAAAACTTCCACCATCAATCAATGGACCAAAACAAGATACAATTCAAAATGTTGATTCTAAATTAGACGGTGATATAATAAAACTTGAACAATGGGAGTTATTTAAAGCCGTAAATGATAAATGGGTTTCAGGTAGAAACTTTAAAGAAAGATTATTATTTGATGAGTTTTTATTTTTTGACAAAGCAAATCGTGATATTGGTGATGAATTAATTATCAATACTGATACTATTAGAAAATATTGTAACTGGGATAACTCATCAAATTCAGTAATGTCGTTAGTAAGGCAGATTGTTGCAGACAACAGAATGAATTTTTTTGTAATGCCGGCGTACATTAATTTTTATGGTAAATCATCATTAAAAACAACTGATAGAAATGTGTCTATATTAAACAACGCTAATGACGTGTTTAGTACATTTACCTATGTTGACTATATTGATTCTGCTCCAAAATTTTTATGTCAATATATTGACAGACCTTCACAAACATTATCATTAGAGAACGACCCTAATTATCCATTTAAGAGTGATTCATTTGATTTGGGTAACCCAACAAATAACCCAATTATTGAAAAAGGTAATGTTAACCAACATAAAAATAACAAAGCGGTTGGATTTGTTGTTGATTTTGGTACCATTAATCAAAGTGTATTTAAATCTGTAGACATCAACCAAGAACAAGGTGTTACATCGTCAGAACAAATTCAAACAACAATTGATATGGGTAACCAAGGCTCAGGTAAGAAAACAATGCAACAAACAACATCGTTGTATGATTTTTATAAAAACCGTTCTTATTCTAGTACTGTTAAAACATTGGGTAATGTTATGATTCAACCAACAATGTATTTTGTGTTAAGACATATGCCTATGTTTAACGGAACTTATATTATTAGAAATGTTAAACATAGTATTAGTCCTGGCAATTTCAATACAGAATTTAATGGACAAAGAGTTTCGGCAAATATTAATACAAAAGTTTCCGATGATTTGGCGAGTGTTAATGAAGATTTTTCTAAAAAATTATCGGACAAGGTTAAACAATTTGTTACAAATAATACTTTGGTTACTTATGATAGTAATTCACAACAATATTTAACAGGTGACAAATCTAAAGAATATGTCTTATCAGGTAGAACACCATATCAAGGATTTATTGTTCAAACAAAAGATATTACAACACAAGATTGTGGTGAAAATATTAATGCCGTATACGGAGTAATTGAAAATAGTAATTTCATTACAAGTTCAATTACCGTAAATGAATTAGTAACTATTATTAATAGTTCAACAACTGATACATTATTAAGAACATACATGTTTAGTGTTCTATATTTAATGGGTAACACAACTGACAAAACAACAAGATTAAAATATAATCAAAATAATTTGTATGGGGTTACAGTTGACATTCAACCACCTGGTGCAACTGCATCGTTAATTACAAAATATAGATGTTTAACAACAGGTGAAAACATTGTTAGACCATTTGCGACATTTGATAGTGTCCAAGATGGTGTGAACTTTATTAGAGATATCTATAAAGGAAAAATACAATCTTATTTTAATGATGCTAAAACAGATGAACAAAAAATAAACGCAATTATAAAGTTGTTTTACGATACTTGGTATACATCAGGTACGTTAACAAAATCTTATAATGAACATCAAAATTACAATACTTGGTTGGGTAATGCTAGATGGGCGTATAACCAAGCAAAAATATTAAAACTGTACTAAATTAAATAATCGTTATATTTATTAAGAAAAACAATATGAGTAATTTAAAAAATTTATTGGATAACTACTTACAGAAAGATACTGTAATCGCCGAAAAAGATTTAGGTAACGGATATAAAGAAGTTTGTGATTTACAGACTGGTGACTGTTACACTGTAAGATTAAAGGATGGTTTAATTGAAAGAGTGGACAACACTATGAAATTAAACAGAACATTAAAAGTAGAAACACCACATGGTGTTAAAACATTATTAAACGGTTAATCATGGAAAACAAAGTTTCAAAAACAATATTAGAGGAATTAAGTAGATACAATCAAATCAACAATTATATTGTTGAACAAGATGCTGCATTACCTCCACCACCTGAGGGTGATGAACCTGGTGCAGTTGAACCTCCACCACCAGCACCTGATGATACAACATTAGGTGGTGCAACTCCACCTGAGGGTGAAGAGGCTCCTGACACAGCATCTCCAATTGATATTGATAACGACCCTGATGTTGAAGAAATTGAAACAGGTGATTCTGAAGGTGGAAAAAATGATAAGAGCGATAGTGGTACGGAAGAGTTGGACATTACTGAATTAGTTACTTCACAAAAAGACATGCAGTCAAAACAAGAGGAGTATATGAATTCAATGATGTCTAAATTAAATGACTTAGAAACTAAATTAGCTCAAATGGATTCAATTTTTGAAAAGATTAATTCAATTGAAGATAAAGTTGAAAAATACAGACCAAAAAGTGCTGAAGAAAAATTGGAATTAAGGTCTTTAGATTCTGGTCCTTACAATCAAAAGTTGTCTGATTTCTTTGCTGAAAAGGAACCACAAATGCAACAACAAGGAAAAGAGCAATATATTCTAACACCTGATGATGTAGAAAACTACGACAAGATGAGCGTTAGAAAATCTTTTGACATGGGTTTACAAAACTAATTTGATTTCTGAAAAAATTGTATTATACTTATCTTACATTAAAAGATAAAAAATACAATTATGATGACTGACAAAACATTTGATGCCGTTCTGGCGCAGTACGAACAAAACACAAAACCATTTGGTGACCAACCAATTATGTCACAAGAGGACAGAATGAAGCGTTATTTCGCAGCTATTCTTCCTAAGGGTGAAAACTCAGGACAAAGAAGAATTAGAATCCTCCCAACCACTGATGGTTCATCACCATTTAAAGAAGTATGGTTTCACGAAATTCAAGTAAATGGTACTTACAACAAATTTTACGACCCCGACAAGAATGAAGGCGGACGTTCACCTTTGACTGAGGTTTACGAAGAACTTATGAAAACTGGCAAACAATCTGATAAAGATTTGGCTGCACAGTACAAAGCTCGTAAATTTTATATCGTTAAAGTTATTGACCGTGACAACGAATCGGACGGTGTTAAATTTTGGAGATTTAAACACAACTACAAACAAGATGGTATCTTGGACAAGATTATTCCAATTTGGAGAGCTAAAGGTAATTTGACCGACCCAAATGAAGGACGTGATTTGATTATCCAATTGGTTAAATCAAAAACACCAAAAGGAAAAGAATACACATCAATTCAAACAGTAATGTATGACGACCCAAGTAAATTGTCAGAAGATGCTGAACAATTAGATTCTTGGAAAAACGACCTAACAACTTGGGCTGACGTTTACTCTAAGAAACCTGTTGAGTACTTAGAAGCGATTGCTCGTGGTGAAGTTCCACGTTGGGATTCAGAAGCTAAAAAATATGTTTACGGTGATGACGCTACTGAAGTATTCGGTGGTACACCTGTGGACCCACAAGCAGGTATGTCACCTGACGAGGAATTACCATTCTAATAAACTAAAACACATCATGTATGGTATCTTGTATGGTACCATACATGATTAATTTATATAATATATGGCTATTAAAAAAAATGATTTCAGCTCAGTAAAGAAAAAATTCTCTACTTCTGCAAAATACAAACCGCAAAGATTTTTTGATTTGGGTTCTGACTTTTTAGATGCGGTTGGACTACCAGGTCCTGCGATTGGGCACTTAAACATGTTCTTGGGTCACTCAGACACAGGAAAAACAACCGCTTTGGTTAAAGCCGCTGTTGACGCACAAAAGAAAGGTATCCTACCTGTATTCATTATTACGGAACAAAAATGGTCTTTTGAACACGCAAAACTAATGGGTTTTGAATGTGAAGAAGTTGTTGATGAAGAAACTGGTGAATCAGATTGGGATGGTTTTTACATCTTCAACAATGATTTTAATTACATTGAACAGATTACTGATTATATCAATAGTTTGTTAGATGCACAAGAAAAAGGTGAATTGGATTACAGTTTATTATTCTTGTGGGATTCAGTTGGTTCAGTACCTTGTAAAATGACATTTGATGGTAAAGGTGGTAAACAACACAACGCATCAGTACTTGCAGATAAGATTGGTATGGGTATCAACCAACGTATTTCAGGTTCACGTAAATCTGATTCAAAATATGAAAACACTTTGGTTATTGTTAATCAGCCTTGGGTTGAATTACCAGATAATCCATTTGGTCAACCAAAGATTAAGGCAAAAGGTGGTGAAGCAATTTGGTTGAACTCATCTTTGGTTTTCTTATTTGGAAATCAAAAAGGTGCTGGAACAAACAAGATTACCGCAACAAAAGACAAAAGAAGTGTTAAATTTGCAATCAGAACCAAAGTGTCCGTAATGAAAAACCACATCAATGGTTTGGGATATGAGGATGGAAAAATCATTGTAACCCCACACGGATTCTTGGCAGGTAAAGAAGCTTCAGAGGAAAAAGCATCCATTGAAAATTACAAAAAAGAATATGCTGACTATTGGAAAGATATTCTTGGTGTATCATCATTGGACTTTGAATTGAAAGAGGAAAAGGAACAAGAATAAATAATAAACAAGTGGTAAAAACTTTAATAGTTGACGGAGACAACTTATTCAAAATTGGGTTTCACGGGGTTAGAGATTTCTACCACGAAGGAAAACACATTGGGGGTATTTTCCACTTTGTTAATGTTCTTCGTAGATTCCTATCGGAATACAACTACGACAAGGTAATAGTTTTTTGGGACGGGAATAATAACTCGTCCCAAAGAAAATTACTGTTTTCTGAATATAAGGAAAACCGTCGTTTAACAATGAACGAAGAAAAGAAAGAATCTTATTATGGACAGAAAGAAAGATTGAAACAATATCTTGAAGAAATGTTCATTAGACAAATTGGTATTGACGACCACGAGTGTGATGACTTAATTGCTTATTACACACAAATAAGTCAAGAAGAAAAAATAACAATCCTTTCTTCAGATAAGGACCTTACACAACTTATCACACCGAAAGTACATATGTACTTACCCATTACAAAACAATGGATTACGGACAAACACAAGGTTAAATTAGGTACAATAGAAGTTCCTATATGTAATGTAAAATTAGTTAAGATTTTATTAGGTGATAAATCTGACAATATTGAAGGTATATATAACTTTGGTGAAAAGAAACTTATCAAATATTTTCCTGAGGTTCTTGAACAAGAACTTAATATTGACTATATTTGTACAAGAACACAGGAACTTTTAGAAGAGAATGATACAATCAAACCACTCAAAAATCTATTATCAGGTACAACCAAGTCAGGTACCTACGGAAAGGAATACTACGATATTCGTGAAAAAATCGTTAGTTTGTCAAACCCTTTAATGACCGAAGACGCTAAAAGACAAGTAGAACTTTATTACTCAGAAGATATGGACCCTGAAGGTAGGGGTTATAAAAATCTAATGAAAATGATGATTGAAGATGGATTCTTCAAGTACCTACCAAAACAAGATGACGCTTGGGTAGAATTTCTCCAACCGATTATGAAATTAACAAGAAAAGAAAAAAAACGATACAACAACAACAATTAATTATGAAAGAAACACAAGATTTAACGAAAATGGAGTTTGTAATTAAACTCAACGACAACATCGTCGTTCAAAGGTTTTTCAATGTTAAGGGTTACAATGAAACTGCTAAGTACAGTTTAGAACTTCATGATTACATGAAGGACATTGCCGACTACATGGAAAGATATTTGAAAGACAAAAGTTTGGACTACATGAATGAAAACGCTGAGTTGATTATGAACGATTCTTCAGTCATGAACACGTCAAAAACTGATGGACCTGAATGGTTTAACCTATATATTAAGATGGGTGAACAGACAATTTGTCATAGGGGGTTTGACGCCAAAGTGTACCCACCAAAGGCTAGATACACCGTAGACATACGACCAGAGATAAAAAACATTTTGAAGTCGTTAACTGACATTTTTTCAGGTGAAAATTTTTCTACACAATATATGAATTATCAACTCGCTTGATAGTATTTATCAACACAAGTAAAAATAAAAACAGGTATGTCAAGCGAGAAAAATTTCGGGTATTTAGGAAACACATTTCAAATTCAACTTATTAATCAACTTATTCTTAACAAAGATTTCGCACGTGCGATTGTTGATGTGTTGGATTCCAAATACTTTGATAATCAATACTTTAAAATCATCGTTCAGATGATTAAAGAGTATTATTCAAAGTACGAGGGTGTTCCTACATTTGAAACTTTGGACCAATTGACTCGTTCTGAAATTAGTTCTGACAGTGCAAGAAAAATAGTACTTGACACACTAACCCAAATTCGTGACGTAAGTTTTGAAGGACACCAATTCGTAATTGAAAAGGCACTTAAATTCTGTAAACAACAAGAGCTTCAAAAGGTTATGACCAAAGCTCAAAAGATTATTGATAAAGGTGATTTTGAAAGTTATGACCAATTAGAAGAGATGGTAAACAAAGCTCTTCAAGTTGGTGAGATTGAAGACGGTGAACATGACGTATTCACAAATTTGGACCAAGTGTTAGATGAGGATTATAGACATCCAATCCCAATGGGAATTCATGGTATTGACAATCTACTTAAAGGTGGATTGGCAAAAGGTGAATTGGGTGTAATCTTAGCACCAACAGGTGTTGGTAAAACAACAGTTTTAACTAAAATTTGTAACCACGCATTTAATTTAGGTTACAACGTTCTTCAGATATTCTTTGAAGACAATCCAAAAATTATCCAAAGAAAACACTTCACACTTTGGACAGGAATTGCTCCTGATGAACTTTCATTCCACAAAGATGTTGTTATGGAAAAAGTTAAAGACATTAAAGAAAACACAACGAACAAGTTGGTTTTGAAAAAATATGCCTCTGACACCTTAACAATGAATCAAATTAAAAATCAAATTAGAAAGATGATTGCGGAAGGAACTAAAATTGATATGATTAGTTTGGATTATATTGATTGTGTGGTTCCTGACAAAAACTTAGGGGATGAATGGAAAAGTGAAGGTTCTGTGATGAGAGGATTTGAGGCAATGTGTCACGAATTGAACGTAGCTGGATGGACAGCGACTCAAGGAAACAGAAGTTCAATATCATCAGATGTTGTAACTACTGACCAAATGGGTGGTTCAATTAAAAAGGCACAAGTAGGACACGTTATCATATCAGTTGCAAAGAGTTTACAACAAAAAGAAATGAAACTCGCAACAATAGCTATTACCAAATCAAGAATTGGACGTGATGGTGTCGTGTTTGAAAATTGTAAGTTTGACAATGAACTCATGGAAATTGATACAGAAAGTTCAGTAACTTTCTTGGGTCTTGAAGAACAAAAAGAAGAACGAAATAGGAACAGAGTCAATGAATTATTGGCGAAAAGAAAACAACAAATTAATTAAAAATTTAAAGGAGAAAAATAAAAAAATGGACGCATCACAAAAGATATTGTCAGACCTCACGGTGTATATGAAATACGCTAAATTCCTACCTGATGTAAACAGGAGAGAAACGTGGGAAGAGTTAGTAACAAGAAACATGAACATGCATATCAAAAAGTACCCACAATTAGCTGGTGAGATTGTGGACGTGTACAAGTATGTTTATGATAAAAAAGTTTTACCATCAATGCGCTCAATGCAGTTTGGTGGTAAACCAATTGAAATTTCACCAAACAGAATCTACAACTGTGCTTATTTACCGATTGACCACTTGGACGCATTTGCGGAAAGTATGTTCCTATTGTTAGGTGGAACAGGTGTTGGTTATTCAGTACAAAAACATCACGTAGAAAAACTACCTGAAATTAGAAAACCAAACCCAAATAGAACAAGAAGATTCTTGGTTGGTGATTCTATTGAAGGATGGGCTGACGCAATCAAAGTATTGATGAAGTCATACTTTGGTGAACATTTGTCAACACCTGATTTTGATTTTTCGGACGTTAGACCAAAAGGTGCTCAACTTGTAACATCAGGTGGTAAAGCACCAGGTCCTCAACCATTGAAAGATTGTCTTCACAAACTAAAAGGTATGTTGGACGCTAAAGAAGATGGTGATAAAATGACACCAATTGAAGTTCACGATATGGTATGTCACATTGCTGACGCAGTTCTTGCAGGTGGTATTCGTAGAGCGGCTTTGATTTCATTGTTCTCAGCTGATGACCACGACATGATTTCATGTAAGTCAGGCGCTTGGTGGGAAACAAACCCACAAAGAGGAAGAGCGAACAATTCAGCTGCGTTAGTTAGACACAAAATTACAAAAGAATTTTTCTTGGATTTGTGGAAACGTGTTGAAGCGTCAGGAGCTGGTGAACCTGGTATCTACTTTACAAACGACAAAGATTGGGGAACTAATCCATGTTGTGAAATTGCTTTGAGACCAAACCAATTCTGTAACTTATGTGAGGTAAATGTTTCTGATATTGAATCACAAGAAGATTTGAACAACCGTGTTAAAGCGGCGGCATTCATCGGAACACTTCAAGCAGGTTATACCGATTTCCATTACTTGAGAGATATTTGGAAACGTACAACTGAAAAAGATGCTTTGATTGGTGTATCAATGACAGGTATCGGTTCAGGAGTTGTGTTGGGTTACAACATGAAAGAAGCTGCTAAATTTGTGAAAGAAGAAAACGCAAGAGTTGCTGAGTTGATTGGTGTTAACAAGTCGGCTCGTACAACTACTGTGAAACCTGCTGGAACAACATCTCTTACATTGGGAACATCTTCAGGTATCCACGCATGGCATAATGATTATTACATCCGTAGAGTCCGTGTAGGTAAAAACGAAGCAATCTACCAATACTTGGCAATGTACCATCCTGAGTTGGTTGAAGATGAATTCTTCCGTCCACACGACACGGCTGTTATTTCAGTTCCACAAAAAGCACCTGAGGGAGCTATCTTGAGAACCGAATCACCTTTCCAATTGTTGGACCGTGTTAAGAAAATAACACAAGAGTGGGTTAGACCTGGTCACAGAACTGGCTCAAACAGTCACAACGTATCTGCAACAATCAGTTTGAAAACTGAAGATTGGGAATTGGCTGGTGATTGGATGTGGGAAAACAGAGACTTTTACAATGGTCTATCAGTATTACCTTACGATGGTGGAAGTTATATTCAAGCACCATTTGAGGATTGTACCGAAGAAGAATACGAAAGATTATTCTCTAAACTACAGTCAATTGATTTATCAAAAGTTGTTGAATTACAAGACAACACAGATTTGAGCGGTGAGTTGGCATGTGCTGGTGGAGCTTGTGAAATTAAGTAATCAAAATAAAACAATTAATAATTCGGAAGGGGGAAGTCAAAAGCTTCTCCCTTCTGATTTTTATATTGAAAACGGAATTTATGTTTTCACAAAAGAGTTTCATTTAAAGAGAGGTAGTTGTTGTGGTAATGGTTGTAGACATTGTCCTTTTTTTCCTGCTCACAAAAAAGGGAATACAACTATATTTATAGACAATGGCTAATGGTGTAACTTATGGTATTAATTTTCCTTTTAATGATTCATTAAAGGGGGATTACCTTTCTTTGTCTCAAAATCCTGACCAAGAAATAAGAAGTAACTTAATTCATTTAATTTTAACCCGAAAAGGTAGTAGATATTATTTACCTGATTTCGGTACTAAAATTTATGAATTTATTTTTGAACCATTAGACGGTGTAACATTTGAATCAATTAAAGATGATATTAGGGACAATGTTAGTAAGTACATTCCTAATTTAATCATTAATGATATTGTAATTTTACCATATGATGAATATGAATCAGTTGGTACATTGAACACTGAAAATTTAGGAAATGGTGTTTATAGGGTTGCAGGTAGAAATACTTCAGAGTACACGGCTAAGATGAGAATAGATTACACAATCAGTGATAATGCATTTCAATCAAAAGATTTTATAATTATAAATATTTAACATAAATGGCTGAGAAAAAAATATCCTATACCGTCAGAGATTTTGCGGCTATAAGACAAGAACTTATTGATTATACTAGACAGTATTACCCAGATTTAATTGACAACTTTAATGACGCATCAATTTTTTCTGTTTTAATGGATTTAAACGCTGCCGTAACAGACAACTTACATTATCATATTGATAGAAGTATACAAGAAACTGTTCTTGAATTCGCTAAACAAAGAAGCTCAATATATAATATAGCCAGAACTTATGGTTTAAAAATACCTGGAAACAGACCGTCAATTGCGGTTTGTGATATCACAATTAATGTACCCGCTTTAGGTGATAGACCTAACCCTGATTATATGGGGGTTTTAAAGGCCGGTTCACAATTTGTTGGTGCGGGACAAACATTTGAAAATCCAAATGATATTAACTTTGCATCAGCATATAGTTCAACGGGTGAAAAAAATCAAAAAGTTGTACCAATTTTAGATGCATCAAATAACATCCAAAGTTACAATATCACAAAAAGAGACGTGGTTGTTAATGGTATTACAAAAGTATTTAAAAAAGTTATAACACCAGCAGATGCAACACCATTTTTAAGTTTGTATTTACCTGAAAGAAATGTTATCAATGTGTCATCAATAATTCAAAAAGATGGCATTACATATAATAATGTTCCATCATATCAAGAGTTTTTAAGTCCTATTGGTAAATGGTATGAAGTACAAGCATTAGCCGAAGATACTGTTTTTGTTCCTGACCCAACAAAACCAAGTGACCAATCTAATATTAAAGTTGGTAAGTATATAAAAACAAGTAACAGATTTATTACCGAGTTTACACCTGAAAACTTTATGAAGTTAACTTTTGGTGGTGGTAATACATCAGCAGATGACCAATTAGCATCGTTTGCAAGAACGGGTGTTTCATTAAGAGTGAATGATTACCAAAACAATTTAAGTTTGGGTTACATACCAACACCAAATACAACTTTGTTTATTCAATATAAAGTAGGGGGTGGTCTTGAAAGTAATGTTGGTGTTAATGTTATTAATACAGTTGGTAATGTGAATTTTGATGTAAATGGTGCGTCTGTTGAAATTGCGAACGCTGTTAGAAACTCAATTCAATGTACGAATGTTACTGCGGCTATTGGAGGTGCAAACCCACCATCAATTGAAGAAGTTAGAAATTATGTAACATTTAATTTCGCATCACAAAATAGAGCGGTTACAATTGGTGACTACTATTCATTAATCCAAAAGATGCCTGGACAATTTGGTGTTCCTGCTAAAGTTGGTATTTTAGAAAATAACAACAAGATTAATGTAATTGTGTTAAGCCAAGATGATAACGGTAAAATGACCCAAAACGTTCCAAAAGTTTTGAAAGATAATGTTGCATCTTTCTTATCTAACTTTAGAATGTTAAATGACTATGTTAGTGTTGACACAGGTAAAGTTATTGATTTGGCGTTTGAAATTTATATTACCATTGCAAAAAACACAAATCAAAACTCAATTATTTCTGATGTTGTAACAAAAGTTAGTGATTATATGTTACCACAAAATAGAGAATTTGGTGAAGATGTTTTAATTTCTGAAATTAAAAGTTTAGTACAAAACACTGAGGGGGTTGTCAATATATCTGACGTTAAAGTCTTTAATAGGGTCGGTGGGAAATATTCAACATCACAAACATCACAAAAATATCAAGATTCTACTACAAAACAAATTAGATTGATTGATGATGTTATATATGCACAACCAACTGAATTTTATCAAATTAGATACGATAATTTAGATATTGGTATTCGTGTCAAGCAGTAATATTCACAAGGAAATTACTTCAACTATTTTTGTAAAATAAGACATTAACTATTTATGAGAAAGAACAATTATGCCTAAAAGTTATAGGATACGAACATCAGTTGGAAATAGTACACAAACTGACAAAACCATCAAAGTACAAGTTGACCAAGATTTTGATTTCTTGGAAATTCTTTCTTTGAAACTTACCCAGTCTGATGTGTATAGAAGCTTTTGTTCTGACTATGGTGTTGTTGTTGGTCGTGTAATTGCAAATGGTGGATATGGTGTACCAAACGCTAAAGTATCTGTGTTTGTACCAATTGACGCTGTTGACCAAAATGACCCAGTAATATCAGCATTATATCCTTATAAAAATGTTACGGATAAAAATGAAGATGGCTACAGGTATAATCTATTACCATACACACCTTCATATGAAGGACATGCCGCCACAGGAACTTTCCCAACAAGAGAGGATGTTTTAACAAGAACTGAAGTATTACAAATATATGAAAAATATTACAAGTACACAGTAAAAACTAACGAGTCGGGGGATTACATGATTGTTGGGGTTCCATTAGGAAACCAACAAGTTATATTAGATGTTGATTTGTCTGATATGGGTTGTTTCTCGTTGAGACCAACCGATTTAATTAGAATGAATCTTGGTAACCCAAAACAATTTGATGGTAACCAATTTAAAAGTTCACCTGATTTAGCGTCATTACCACAAATTGTCAATCAAAGAAAAAGTATATCAGTTTCTTCTTTTTGGGGAACAGGTGATGTTTGTGATGTTGGAATAACAAGAGTTGATTTTGATTTAAGGGATTCAAATGTGACTATTGAACCAACGGCAACTTTCATGGGTTCAATCATGACATCAAATGATTCTGTTATGTTGAAAAACAATTGTAAACCAAGTTCTGAACAAGGTGACCTATGTGGAATGGTTGCGGGACCTGGTAGAATTTTAGCCGTAAGACAAACAATAAATGTTAACGCAAATAATGAACCAATATTAGAACAATACCAATTAGAACAAGGTGGTAAAGTAATTGATGAAAATGGTGCTTTTGTTGTTGATGTTCCGATGAATTTGGATTATGTAACAACAAATGAATTTGGTGAATTAATATTTTCAGATAATCCAAGTGTTGGTATTCCAACAAAGGGTAAGTATAGATTTAAAGTTAAAACTGACGAAGGTGAAAAAGAAGTTAGTGCTATACAAACATCAAATAGTATTGTTGGACCAAGTTTATTAAATCTTTCAGCCTTTAACCCAAAAGGTAGTTTATTGAGAGGAAACTTTTTGGTTCCAAATATTAAAGAATATGGTTGGACAGGTAATGTTGACCCTGCAACTAAAAGTAGTGAAACTACAATATTTTCACCAATATTTGGTGACAATACAAAATTAATAGAAACAAGAACTTTTACATCTTCAGATTTTGGTTCAGGTGGTAGAGCGTTATTAATTAAATCAATTACAGGTGAATATAAAAGTATTACCTATAAAATTAATAATGTGGTTGACAATTCTAAATGGGTTGATTTACCAAACGGAAATGAAACACTTGAAATTACAGTTGAGAAAAAAACAACCACAACAGTTGTAAATGGTGTTGTAATTGAAACTCCACAAACAATCACACTCAATTTTGATGATTACGATTATAACTTTTCATTATTCCAAAGGTCATATGCCTTTTCTTTAAATTGGGATGATTATCCTAATAAAACTGCGGCAATTAGCTGTCAAGATTTTTTCTATGAATTTAATTATAATAAAGTTTATACAACTGCACAATTAATTGATGAATATAGAAAGGGAACTAATAGAAGTAGATTCTTATCCATCAAAGAAATATTAGACCGAAGTTGTGATTCTGAAGTTAACAAATTTCCAATTAATGACGGGGTAAGAAATTTTGACCTTTTATATTTTATAGTTTCAATATTTTTTCAAATATTCGGAATTATTGGTGGTTTAATTATAATCATATATCACATTGTTAAATTCTTATGGAATAATTTTGCACCGGCAATATTACTTGGTTTAATTGCTTTATCAGTTGTAAATGCAACACAAGACGTGATTGCGGGTATTGCGGCAATTACTGGGTCTGCTTTAAGTTTTGGAGCGACGGCATTATTGGCAGCTCCATTCTTTGCAAAGGCACTTGCTTGGACAACAGCGGCAGTTACACTAACTGTATTGTTTAATAAGATTAAAAAGTTCAGATTTCCGTCTTTTAATCTACCAATGATAACTTACCCTGATTGTTCAACATGTGATTGTGACACAACGGGGGATAATAATTTCGCAATAGATTCATTGGGTAACGGTGATGCTAATTCATCACCAATGGCGGATGTGAATTTACCCGGTGCGTATGTATCATTTACGGGTGATGATATATTATCAATTAAGAAAAATTCGGGATATGGTGAGGTAATGGCGGGTAATGACACAGTTGATACCAAAAACTTTGCACGAACTCCTTATTATAGTAATACCGCTCAAGAATTTTATTGGAGTAGAAACAACTTACCAATTCCTGAAAGAATAAATTTGTATAATACAAAAGGACATTATTTTACAAATTTACCTGGTGGGGGTTCTAACAGAATTAAAGTTTATCCGAACTACACTGGTAATACAGAATTTTATGAAGACCAACCAATGGTTTTTTTAGTTGACTCAGACGCTCTAACAACATTTCAAACAGGAAGTTTAATGTCTTTTGTTAGTTTGGGTAAAACATATGATGTTAATATTTTAAGTGCATCAACAGTACAAAATGGATTGAATAATTATTCGGTTACAGGAACAACAATATCTTCAGGTAGTACTACGTTAAATATTAGTTATGCCAATTCAAATGGAAGTGGTAGTGTTACAAAAACATTTAATATAAATCAATTACTCTATGATGGTGTTGCTAGTTACACATTCCCATCTGATATTGAATATCACCAAGTAGTTACTGCAACGACAGTGGGTGAAATACAAAACATTGTCAACGCAAGAACAAAAGACACAACATTATATAACAGTAGTTTTTATAAGAGAATTATTGATGGTGAAATGACTGTTTATTTTGATAATGTTAAAGATGATAATAATAATTCAAAAAATGGTAACAGTACTGTAAAACCATTACAATCAATTGAAAATTATAAAAACTTAGGTGTTATAATTTTAATGAAGGGGGTTGACCCATATACAACAAGACAAAAAACAAAAATTGATATTTCAAAACCATTTGGACTTGTTGATGGTTCTATGGTTGTTGAGTCGGAGTATAAGTTAAACATACCGATAGCACCAAATTTAAATCTTCTTAGATATGATTCATTGGTTAATAATAATGTTGAATTATTTAATCAGTCATATGTGTTTACACCATCAACAGGTAGTGGTGTTTTTAAATACAGTGCTTATACAACATATAACCATTCATTATATTCAAGTTTTGATTCGGGTCATGATTCTGATAATACAACTGACCTTGTTAATAATCCAATTGGCACTCAAATAGGTGGTTATTATGCCGCTGGTAGTTCGGTACCATCAGGAGCATGGGCGGGACCAAATACATACGTTCAAAATAATTCAGATGGATATTTTATTAATGAATATGTTGAAGGTGGTGGATTAATGACAAGAAAAAATACGGGTGGTGCAGGATTCGTAACATACAATAGTAATGTTTATTCAACAGGTATTACTCTTAATATGTCAACAAGTTCTAAAATTATTATGAGGGCTGATAGATTACCTCGCTCAAGTTCATTTGATGATAGATTTGTTTTTGCACAAAATAAATCTTTTTCAGTATTTGTAATATCTGATAATGGTGCATCTACAGAAATTGAAGGTAATGTAACATCAAATTCTGATTATAGTACAAATAGTTCTGTGGATTTTGAACAATCTTATGGTACAGGTACAACATCAGTTATGAGTAGTTTTAGTTGTCCTACTATTGTACCGTTAGGTGCGTATACACAAAGTGCTGGTGGAGGTATGACAGTTAAACCAAAAACAGATTCTGTTTATTATACAGGTGGTGATACTGATTATCCAATAATAACAAATGGATGTTATACTTTAGTTGCTAAAGATTTGGCAATTGGTGATGATTTAAAATCATTTGCGGAATGGAAGTCAAGATTCTTAATGGGTTTTGCAATTTGTAGAAATGTGTTTGGTATGACATTTACAAACAATTGGATAAATGGTGTATTGTACATGCCAGGGTTTCAAAATGATAAAATATATCCAGGTATTGAAGTTACAAACCCAACATATGTTTATTGTAAGGAAAAGATTGTATTCAAAGAAGAAAACAATTCTTTCTTTTATCGTTCAAGTCCCTTTAACGGAAACACCGGTAATTTTGTTGGGATGTTAAATTCTCAAGTTGAGGATAACTTTGGTAATGTTCGTTTTTTAGGTAATCCAACAACTGTTGTTGATTTGGGACCTAAAGATAACATAATTAAAAATGTTTGTGCACAACCTGAATTTCAAGGATATGTTGCCGATAGATTAAAAGCAACATCATTTCAAGGTGTTAGTGATTTAATGCAATATTTCATTGTTAGTAGATTATCAAATGCTGACTTTTTAGATAGATTATTAAGTTTAGGTGATTCATCAATTAGTGAATTATTTAGTAGACCAGCACAAAAAATTGATGGTGATTTTGCACAATTAAATAGTATTAATAATGAAATTGGTGTTGTACCATTTTCACCTGAATCTTATAGTGAAAGTCAATTATTTTACGGAGCGACACCAAAACCTGTGGTTGGTGTGTTTTTTAGTTCTGATACCGTAACAAGAGATTACATTTCACCTGGCCGTGAAATATTCATAGACACACCAACAAAATTTGGTTTTAATACTTTTGGACATAAAACCCAAGTGGTTCCAATGTATAGATGGGAAATTAAACAAAATGGTACTAATCCAAGTATGTTTGGAGGTGAGGAAAACAATTGGATAACATCAGGTACAATCTATACGGCACCTTATCAAGGTATTGATAGATTAAATGACAGTACTTATTTCCCAAGTTTTGTTAAACACCCAACAGGGCAAAGACCTGGTTACATTTATAGTTCATTGGAGTCAAAAGATTCTAAG